GGGGTAAATTGGTACTCCCGCACCGGAGCCAGCTAATTAGCGATATAAAGATATTTAAAGATGGTGATTATGTTTTGACAATTGAAAAGAAAAGTAAAAAACGTTCACTTTCTCAAAATGCTTATTACTGGGGTGTTGTTGTACCGATTGTAAAGCAAGGGTTAAAAGATGTAGGGTATAGAATGACAACCGAAACGACACACGACTATTTGAAAACTAATTTTAACATCATTGAAATAGCGAACGAAATTAACGGCGAAATAATATCATTTATCGGCAGCACTACCGAAATGTCAACTTCGCAAATGATGGATTATTTTGCAAAAATTACTCAATGGGCGGCTGAATATTTGGGAGTACAAATACCAGAGCCAAACGAACAGTTAAAAATAACCTTTTAAAAACAAAAGCCATGAACACAACAATTTTACTGACAGTTTTAGTAGTTTTCCTATTTATGCTTTACGCTATGTGCGCTATCTCAGGCCGTGCCAGCGAAAGAGAAGAACTAATGACAATAAACGAATGGAGGCAAGGTCTTGAAAGAAAAGACCTGGTTAGATATTGCTCCGGCGTTTGGGTAATTGAATCAATCGGAAACGACGTATTGGAAATCAGAAACAACAACGAAACATTATTTGTATTAAGAACTGACTGCTGGCCGGTCAATTAAAAAACATCGACATGAAAACAACAGCGAAAGAAATACTCGAAACGATCAACGAAAACAAACAACTGTTTGATAAGTATGTGCCAAATTATGCAATTAGGAGCCGTCATTATGCCAGAACAGGTAATGAATTTTCTAATTCTGAACTGAGAACACACCTTCACACATTGCGAACATCTGGCGAACTGCCTTTGCTTATTGCAGGGGCAAAAGGGTACAAATTTGCAAAAAATACTCAGGAGGTTGAAACATACCTTAAATCTTTGCACAAAAGAGCCTTGCAGATACATCAACTTTTCGGTGCAATAAAAGAACAGGCAGAGCATGATTTGGGGCTTCAACTGGATATGCAATTTTATTCTGAATTGTACCATGATAAAAAAAGTGTTAAAAAATAAAGGAAACAAAATGAACACACACTCAAAACACAAAGCCGGGGGAGAACCTGTTTCCGCTCACCAGCGGATAATAAGCATGGATACAAAGAAGACAATAAAAAGCCCTAATATTGATTCCAGCTGCCTGTACGACACTAAAAACCTGCCTGAGTATCTTTTGTCACACGTAAGGCAAAACGGGCTGTATGAGGCTCTAATGAGTTGTGATAGGTGCTATATCCATTTACCTGACAATGTAGAGGATCGGTTATTATCCTGGATCGACAAAAACAGCAAGCGGATCGCAAAAGATTTGCAGTACAAATTTAAGCCGATGACATTGCACGGGCTGAAAGAAAAGAAACGTAAAACCAACAAAAAGTAAGAATATGCTTATTAATGATCACTTCCAAAATTACAAAGTTTACGGAATACCCAAAGCGCAACTTATAATAGCCGACATCCCATATAATTTAGGCAATAATGCTTATGCTTCAAATCCTGCATGGTATAAAGACGGGGACAATAAAAACGGTGAATCAGAACTTGCCGGAACTGAATTTTTTGATACAGACAAGGATTTCAGACCTAAAGAGTTTATGCACTTTTGTACAACCATGCTAAGGCCAGAGCCGAAATTAACAAAGGACGAATCCGATATTTTAAAAGAAGAAAACGGAGGCAAAAAGCTAAAAAGTAAAGCTCCATGCATGATTGTATTTTGTGAGTTTGAGCAGCAGTTTTATCTTATTAAACTGGCTAAGGAATACGGTTTGAATAATTACATAAACTTAGTATTTCGCAAAAACTTTTCAGCTCAGGTATTAAAGGCAAATATGAAGGTTGTCGGCAATTGTGAATACGCTGTAATATTTTACCGGGATAGGTTGCCAAAGTTCAATAATGCAGGTAAAATGATATTTAACTGCATGGACTGGCCGAGAGAATCAAGATATGAAAAAATACACCCGACACAAAAACCGGTTGAATTACTTGAAAGACTTATTGAAATATTCACAGATCCTGGCGATGTGGTAATTGATCCAGTTGCTGGTAGTGGTAGTACTTTGGTTGCTGCAAATAATATAGGTCGTAAATCTTTTGGTTTTGAAATTAAAAAGCCGTTTTTTAAAGATGCTAATAAGTGGATAACCGAAAACGAACTAAAAAACAAAGAGATAAAAGAACACGGATTTGCAAAAACAGCAATAAATGAAATTTATCCTTCACTTTTTGAGTAAAATTATTTTAGCCACTTTGTAAAAAACGAAACAAAATTTACTATCTTTGTAATCGCAAAGGCTTCCAACCATGAAAGAATTTAACCTTTTAATTACCCTTTTAGAAATACCGTATCTGCGTTGGTTGGAAGCCTTGGCGTTGCGGTATTTTCTTTAAGGGATTTTTGATTGTATGGAAGGCTGGATAAAACTACATAGGCAATTTCTTGATTGGGAGTGGTATAATGATATTCCAACAAAGGTATTATTTGTACATCTTTTATTAAAGGCAAACAGTACTGATAATAATTGGAGGGGAAATTTTATTAAAAGAGGTCAGTTTTTTACATCATTAGGACACTTATCAGACGAAACTGGATTAACAGTTAAACAAATTAGAGGTTCTTTACAAAAATTAAAAAATACTAAAGAAATCACTATTGAAGGGGCAAGCAATGGGACAATGGTAACAATCAGTAAATATGATAGTTACCAATCAATACAAAACACGAAGGGCAAGCCAGGGGGCAAACGAAGGGCAAACGAAGGGCAAACGAAGGGCAACAACAAAGAAGAAGAAGAATATAAAGAAGTAGATACTAACGTATCTACATGGCGTGATGATTTTGATATTTATTTGAAAGAATGCAAATCAGAATACAGCCGACTATATAGTGATCAATCATTTATTTCTGAACAAAGCAGACTAAACCCAAATGTAAATATTAAACTTTCAATTGAAAAAGGATATACTAATTTTTGGGGTACTGAATTAGGATGGAAACATAAAAAGAAAAGCAAGTCTAAAGAAATAGATTGGAAGGCCACAATAATAAATTCAATTGAAATGAACAAGGTTTATTATACCCGTGACGAACTTGCCAACTTATGAAAGACGCTTGCATAAAATATAATAACCATGGTTTTGCATGCCTTCCAACAAAAGCAGACAAAAGCCCGCTTTTGAAAGAATCATGGAATAATGGATTTTCACCTGATAGTTTTTTAAACGCTTCAGGAATAGGTATAATTTGCGGTAAACTTTCGGGTGGTTTGGAGTGCCTTGATTTTGACAACCATCAAGGAGATGCAAAAACAAACCTTTCAAATTATTTGAATATTCCAGAAGTAAAAGAGATTTATGAAAAATATAAGCTACCTGTTGAAACATCAAAAAACGGAGGTTATCATTTACTGTTCAGATGTTCAAAAAACGAAGGAAACAGAAAGTTAGCTTCGAGGCTGGCAAATGGTAGGCCGGATGCGTTTATTGAATCAAGGGGTGAAGGTGGTTATTTTTGTGCATATCCAACAGAAGGGTACAAAGTTATAAGAAACGACATTTTCAATATTAGCGTTATTACAGAAATTGAAAGGGCTGTATTAATTGATAACGCTATTTCGTTGAATGAATTTTTTCCTGCAATAATAAAAACTGAATATGAATCCGGTGATAGGCCGGGGGACTTGTATAACAGTAATAGCGAATCTGTTTCAGATATGAAAAACATTCTGTTAAATGCAGGATGGAAACAGGTAAACGACTATACATGGAGAAGGCCAGGTAAAAATGACGGTATTAGTGCAACGCTGGGAAAGGTAGCTGCAAATGTATTTTTTGTATTTACTTCAAATGCTTATCCATTTGAACCGATGAAGGCATATACACCTTTTCAGGTTTTAGGGCTTTTAAAATTTAACGGTGACTTCAAACAAGCTGCTTTAAGCATTGCCCCTGAAAAAAAAGTAACATTTGAACATGCACAAATTACCATATCCGAAATTGAAAAACTACTCAATAACGCAAGGATTGACACTAACAAGCCTATTGAAAAACCGCCTACAATTTTAAGCATAAAAGAGCAAAGCGGAACGAATTGGATTTATAAGAGGCTTTTTACGCTTGGAAACTTTTCGTGCATTATTGGGAAGGCAAAGAGCCGTAAAACGTTTGTATTGTCTATGCTTACGGCTGCATTATTAAGCATTGACAAATCAGGAAAGTTTGTACCTGACTTGCCAACAACCAAAAAAGAAGTTTTATATTTTGACACTGAACAGGGTGAATATGACTGCTACAACGTTGTAAAACGTATTGAAACAATGGCAGGTACAAAAAGCCATTTAAAGGCATACGGATTGAGGCAATTTTCACCGGCTGAGAGGTGCCAGATAATTGAACACGCTTTTAAACTATGGGGTGAAAATATAGCGTTTTGTGTGATTGATGGGGTTGCTGATTTAGCCACGGCCATAAATGACGAACTGGAAGCGACAAGAGTTAGTACAATGCTTTTACGGTTAACAAAGGTTAACAATTGCCATATATCAACAGTTATTCACCAAAACAAAAATGATAACTTTGCTACCGGTCACCTTGGAAGTTCGATAATGAAAAAGGCAGAAATATTACTTTCTGTAAGCAAAAGCAAAAACGACAAAGATCGGAGCGAGGTAAGTTGTGATTTAAGTAGGGGCATAGATTTTGAACCGTTTGAAATTCTTATTAACAAAGATGGTATCCCGGAGGTGTGCGGAATGGTTCAACGGCAAGCAGAATATAAGCCTGCATTTATTGATAGGAATGAATCATTTGATGAATCTGATTGGGATAAACAATTTAATAACGAACCTAATTTTTAAAATGAAGCCAATAAAAACATACTATAAAAACAATATGTTCAGATCGAGGCTCGAAGCTCGATGGGCTGTGTTCTTTGATGAAATTGGATTGAAGTGGATTTATGAAATTGAAGGATTTGTTTTAAATAACGGAATATGTTATTTACCCGACTTTTATTTTCCTGAATTATTGTGTTATGCTGAAATAAAGCCGGACATTACATTGACAGATATTGAAGTTACTAAATTAGTTGAGTTTTCAAAAGAAAGACAAATTGTGTTACTTCAAGGTTTGCCTTCAAATAATAATCACAAATTATATTCAGTATTTGATACTGAGTTCATTAACTTTGTTAAGTTTTACAAAGATCAAATGAAAGATGATTCGACCGGTAAAATAGAACAATATTGGAGGTTTTGGTATTCAAACGAAAATCAAAACGATGATATTATTAAAAATGGAAATTTCAGGAAAGAAGCAAAAACAGCAAATATTTATCAATTTGAATACTAAAAAATAACCAACATGGAAAAAGACGTTCACCTTGCAGTAGTAAATTATTTAAAACTTCAGTATCCGGGGGTTTTATTTCGCTCTGACACTGGTGCCGGAATGAAGTTGACAATTGGCCAGGCAAAAGCGCAAAAGGCTATTCAGAACGGTATGGCATGGCCGGACTTGTTTATTGCTCACGCCAATAATAAATACCACGGTTTATTTTTGGAGTTGAAAGATGACGGTGTAAAACTGAGGGGCGCAAATGGAAAGTATAAACCAGGTCATATCTCGGATCAGCGTAATTGTTTGCGTTATTTGAGCGATGTAGGTTATTGTGCTGTTTTTGCGGTTGGATTTGATAGGGCAAAAGAAATTATTGATTGGTATCTAAATTTATAACCATGCTAATAATTACAGGATACAGGATAATAAATGGTCATACCGTGACAGTGATAAGCAAAAAGCATAAAACTGTTAACAGCTATTCTGACATTGAAACTTTCGAGAAAAAGCAGTCTATCAGGTACAGCCACAAGACCGGGCAGGAATGCGAATGTTTGGCAATTTACAAAACGGTGAAATAATTAAAAAAGCAAAGCCATGAAATATCAAAAATACATTGAATTAGGATTCGAAAGAACCGACATGAATGATAATGTAGAGTTTCGGGAAACTGGTTATTATGGGTTTTCACTTGAAAAGAAACTGAAAAACGGGATGTTAATTTGCGTTTCTTCGGGTGAACTTGACAAACCAAAACTTTATATTCCAAAACGAAATGCAGAAACGTATCACATATTGCCAATAAATGTTGAAATAGTTTTTGATTTAATAATACCAAAAGATAAATAGACATGAGCCGGATAACACGAAGAACACTAAACAACAAAGGTGATAAGTGTAAGACTTACATTTACGATAGCGACAACGCTATAATCTTTAAAAAGTACACTCTAATCACAAACGATAGTTTTGTATTCAAGCCCGGCGGTGAAATCATAATCCGGCAAACGGATAAATATATTTTTACCTTTCATTGGTTTGCCGTTAAAAAACAAACGCTTATCGAAGCACTTGCCCAATTTGACTTACTTTAAAAAACAAAAGCGATGAAAAATAAAAAGATTAGTAAAATGACCTCTTATGGTTGCAGTAATTTATTGATTCCTATTGGTGATTGTTGTAACTCGACATTTGGTAAAATAGATTCTATATACATAATAAAATCCAGCGATTGTATTTACAAAGATGGCGTTGTAATACGTATAAAACGAAAATACGGGAATTTTAAGAGATTAATTCATAGGATAAAATAACAATGCAAAAAGTACCAGTACATTCAATCGTTGAACTCGTTTGCACCACAATGAATGTAACGCCGAAAAACCTTATCCATCTCAAAAGAGCGCAAAGGCCATTTTATGCCAGGATGATAATTATCTATTTGTTAAAAAATTACTCCTCATGTACTGAGGGTTGCAGACTTGCTGAACTTCTTTCGATGAACCAGTCAAATACAATAGCCGCTTACAAATCAATACTTCGCATGAAATCAAAAGAAAAGAATACCAAACTTGAAGAGAAGGTTTTGTATTACCTGGACGAATGCGAATTATTTTTACTCCACAATTACAATTAACGCAATTAGTGACTAACTTTGCAACATGGCAGCACCGAAAAACAACCTTAACGCTGAAAAATGGGATTTAAAACAATCAAGTGAAATATTTGATAAGGCTATTGAATTATCCGAAGGTGAAAAATATGACTTCATAGGCGAAATTGCTAAAGTGCTAAAAATACCACGCCACACATTTACGTATTTAGTTGATAAGTTTCCGGAGTTAAAACATAAACATGATTTGATTATTAGCAATTTAGAATCCAATTGTTTTAGCCACATTAAAAACGAATCAATAAATGTAGCCGCCGGGATAATAAATTTAAAGTCTAATCACAAATGGACTGACAGGCAACAGGTAGATACCAGCATATCACTAAACGATGAAACACTGAAAGGCGTTAAAACATTCATGCAAATGATTACCGATGAACCTGAATGATATATTAACGAAACGGCAACGCATAGCCCTAAAAAGGTTGTATTCAAATGATACAGCCTTTTTGCTTTATGGTGGTGGGGCTGGTGGAGGTAAGACATGGATTGGATGCTTTTGGCTTTATACTGTTTGTGTCAGCTATCCGAAAACCCGCTGGTTCATTGGCCGTGATTCGCTAAAGGATACCCGTGAATCAGTTTTGATCACATGGTCAAAGGTTACAACAAAGTACAATTTTACCGGTTGGAAGTATGGAGACAATGAAATCCAGTTCGATAATGGTTCATCTATTTCATTTTTAGATTTATCATTTTACCCGGTCAAAGACCCGTTTTTTGAAAGGTTAGGATCAAAAGAATATACAGGTGGATGGATTGAAGAGGCCGGGGAGGTTAAGTATGATGCTTTTGATGTGCTTAAATCAAGGGTAGGCCGTCACATGAATAGCGAATATAATCTGAACGGGAAAATACTAATAACGGCAAACCCGAAAAAAGGATGGCTATACAATGAATTTTATAAGCCAGCGCAATCGAATACACTTGACAACGGTTATGTTTTTATTCAGGCGCTCCATACTGACAATGATAAACTACCCGAAGCTGCTGTTAACTCCTTGCACCGGATTACAGATGTTGTAAAACGGCAACGGCTTTTGATGGGGGATTGGGATTACGATGATGATGAAAACAGCTTAATACCTTACAACAAAATTACTGACTGCTTTACTAACTCTTTTGTCGAGGAAGGCGTTAATTATATAAGTTCTGATGTCGCAATAACAAATGACTTGTTTGTAAATATTGTTTGGTCTGGGATGCGAATAATTGAAATATCCGCAATTAAAAACATTAGCAAACAAATCGGTTCTATTGTGGATGACAAGGTAATAACGCACACAGACTTCACCCCGCTACTGGCAGAATATGAACGACTTTGCATAAAATATAAAATACCTCGATCAAATATTGTTTATGATGCTGACGGTATCGGACATAAACTGCGTACTTTGTTGGCCGGGGCTGTTCCATTAAACAACGGATCACCGGCAATACATTCAGGCGAATATTTCAACCTGAAATCAGAACTTTATTATTTGTTCGCTGAAATGGTAAACAGCAATGAAATTTACATATCTGCACCACTTACCACTGATTTACGTGATAGGCTTGTTAGCGAAATGCAGGCAATAAGGCGCACAAGCTCAGAGGGCGAAAAGCTGAGAATAATGCCAAAGTCCGAAGTAAAGCAGATACTCGGACATTCTCCAGACATTACAGATGCTATTGTTTACCGCCTTTTATTCTGGCTAACACGCAAAAAATAAACACGTTTCAAATTGATACAAAATAATTATTTTGATATGCTGTGTATCAAATTGAGATAATTAATTTAACTTTGCGTTGTTATTAATTTTCGTGATGGGTTTATTCAGCAAAAAACAAACGTCTTTAAAAACTATTAACACGGGTTTTACATGGCCGTTAATGAGCGAAGCACCTATATCATTTTCATATTATAACCCTAAATTTGACAAGCATTATAATTCCCAGATATTAGCGGAACTTTACAATAAAGTCGGGGCTGTTAATGCAATCATAAACTATATATCTTCCCGGTGTGCAGAGCTACCAGTTAATCACGTTCGATATTTATCCAACGGTAAAAAGAAAATACTTGGCGAAACTGAACACCTAAAACGGCTGCAAAACCCAAACGATCAACAAACGCAAAACACGTATTTAGAATCAATCTATCAAAATATTTTGATTCATGGCAATAGCCCGGTATGGAAGTTTAACGTCCCAGGGTTTGAAGTACCGCAAAGAATTGAATTATTGCCTTCAGAAAAAGTATTTATTATCCCTGAAAAGTCGCAGGATTTAACAGGTACACCGGCCAACGGGCAAGACCCACGATATAATCCGATTAAATCGTACAAACTGTATATCAATGGCCGGTATATTGACATACCAATTGAAGAAATAATTTACATAAAAAGGTCAAACCCCAACCGAACCGGGGCTGATTGGTATTATGGCATGTCGCCGCTTTACGCTGCAACTCGTAACATTGACATTCTTTCTGGTCTTTACGATACCATTAACACAGTTACTCAATACAAAGGAGCACTCGGATTTATAAAAAAGATTACAAGGTCGGGACAAATGGACCCGATGATGGACCCGGACGAAAAGAAATTAACAGAAGAAAAACTGTTAAGTTATGGCACAAAGGCCGGACAAAAATCTGTTTTTGTAACTCCTTACGATTTACAGTGGGTTCGGATGGATTCACCTATTAGCGACTTTCTGCCTGTGCAAATGGATGAAAAGCAGTTTGGGCACTTATGTAATCAATTTGCCTTAGCTGATGTTTTGCTTAATTCAAAGCTGGCCAGCACTTACAATAACGTGAAAGAGGCTGAAATAAAATCATATCAAAATTGTTTTATGCCTTTGGTGCAAAATGTTTTGAATGCTCACTCCGTAGGTTTTGGCATGTCAGCACGTAACGAATGGTTTGAGGCTGATTATTCAGGTGTTGCCTGTTTGCAGGAAGATGAAAAACTGAAATATGAAGCGGCAGATACCAAACGTCAATATTTCCAAAACCTATACGATGCAGGTTTAATCACAAAAAATCAAATCCTTTCAGGGTTGGATATGCCAGAGAATGCAGACCCATCATTTAACGAATTGAAAGATGACACAGAAACTAACACCGGAGGAAATCAGGAAACTGAAACAGGAACGGGACAAGATAATCAAGACGAAACAAACGATTAAAAAATGATACAGATACCTGAATTTAACGATAATGAAACTAAGTTTGCCTGGTTAAGGGCGAATAAAACGTTTCTTATGACCGCTAAAAAGTCAGCGATCAAATATGCCGATGCTGTCTTTTCGTGTGCTATTCAGTTTTCAGAATCAGGTATTGTATCAAAAGCTGAGGCAAGGCCGGAACTGTTAGACCTTGATTCTTTCCCGGTTAAGGTGGTTATAAACACTACTAATATTTTTGATTCTCATTATGATGTTCACATACCAGGGCTTTGGAAAAAGACACTGGCAGAAAAAAAACCGCTTTATCATTTGCAGGAACACAAAATGTCCTTTGATCACATAATAAGCGACAAGGTAAAAGCATATACAAAGCAATTAACTTTTGCAGATTTGGGATATGATTTTGCAGGCGTTACCGAGGCGTTGATTTTTGATTCTCAAATTGAGAAAGACCGTAATTCATATATGGCCGAACAATATGCAAAGGGGAGGGTAACAAATCATTCAGTAGGGATGCAATATGTTAAGCTGGAATTTGCCATTAATTCAGAATCAAAATACGATCAGGAAGAAAAAGCCGTTTGGGACAAATACATTGACCAGGTTGCAAACCGTTCCGAAGTTGAAGCAAATGGATATTTCTGGGCAGTTACCGAAGCCAAACTTATTGAAGGTTCAGCCGTGCCAATTGGTTCAAACTTTGTAACTCCGACAATTCAAATAGGAAAAGAAACAGCACTCGATAGCAGCCGGGAAACCACTGTAACAGAGCCGCAAATAAACGTTTCAGAAATAGTAAACCACATCAAAAACATTAAACTTTAAAAACATGAATACCGAAGAAACAAAAACTATCATGGATGCGCTCGATGAAAAGTTGAGCAAAGCAGCCACTAAAGCCGACATTGATGCTATCCGGGCTGAGTTTAAAACTCAGGTAGAAGGAATTGAAAAGGGAGTATCTGCCGATGAACTTTCAGCACTAAAAGCTGATATTGAAAACAAGCTGGTAAAACAGTGGGAAGAAGTTACCAAACTTACAGACAAAGTATCAAAGCCAGTTGTCAAACGTTCTTTCAGTGATGCAATCAAAGAAACGATCATGCAATCAGAAAACGTTGAAAAGTACACCGATGCAGCCGGTAATGATCGTTACAGAATTAAAGGACTTCACAGCCCGAAAGCTGAAGTAGAGTTCAAAATTGCAGTTGACATGAACACCGCCAATGCTGTTCGCCCTGGGGGTTCTCCTGGTATGTCTATTGGTTCACTTACCGATTACGGAATGCCTGTTCAGCAATTGCCTGTTACCCTTGATACTCACTTTATCG